CTATTTCATCTATTTACGAAAGTTATTTAGATGCAGTTAAGCCTTCTCCTCCTAATCTTGGAGTTCTTAAGGGTGAAGGAGTTAAGTTGTTAGGAGATTTTTCTGGAGTTCATAACTCAGTTAAATTAATTAAAGATCATGTGTTTGAGTGTTCTCTTAAGACTGATAAAGCAGAGGTATCTTGCTGTTGTTTGACTTCAGGGAGACTAATTATTTTACCCGAACATATGAATTTAGGTAATGAGATGTTTATAAAGATATTTAAGGATCGAGAAAGAAATCATGTTTTACTTGATTGGATGACTATTAAATCAGTATATAGTTGTGTTGAGGAAGATGTGTGTGTTTTTGAATTACCCTCTAGATATCCCAACCCTTTTAAGTCATTATATAATTGGATAGGCAAATCTGTAGATATCAAAGAAGAAGAATTTTTAATAACACCTTGGGGATATCAACGAGTGAATGCTTCTTCGAGTATAGGTTATGTAGCGGACTATGTTTTTCGAGTAGGGAAAACAGAAAGAACTCTTAAAACTCGTGATGATTATATTATGTATGATCATCAGGCTCCCGGTATGTGTGGTAGTCCTATTTTTTCCGTTAAGCAAGGTATATTGGGATTTCATGTTGCTGGAAGTGAGAGTGTTGGAGTTGGGATTGGTTCTAAGTGGACTCCCGAATTAGTTAGGGTTTTGAAATCCTTGATGTTAGAGGATAAACCTTTAGTAAGTTTGCCTTTTTCTATTTCAGATAAAGTTATGGACGACTCTAGTGTTTGTAAATTAAATAATCCTTCTTTAATTTGTAAAACTCCAATGACGTCCAATCTAGAACCTACTAATTTGTATGGAATTTATCCTGTTGATAGAGGACCCGCAAACTTGTCAAAATATGGTGATAAAACCCTTAAGATTGTAGCTGAAAAATCTTTTAAAAATTGTAAGCCTCTTTCATTTGAGGAGGTTGCTTTTGCAAGACAGATTCTTAACGAGATGATAGTTCCTTTTGGAGTTTTGGAGGATGATCAGGTTATTAAGGGTACAGAATTATTGGCAGGTCTTAATTCAAAGTCTTCAAATGGCTTTGGTTGTTTGAAGGACAAAGAACTTTATATTGATTTCGAAAGTGGAAAATGTACTGATTTGTTTAATCAACAATTAAACGAAATTTATACTAAGGCTGAACAAGGAGATGTTGATTATCAACATTTGTTATGGTTTGAATGTTTAAAAGATGAAATTAGGAACGATGCAAAGGAAGGGATACCTCGTAGTTTTAGAGTAG